GAATAATGATGAGCCTGAAGCTAAGACTGAGAAGGCTTGGCAGGACCGTATTGAAGACCTTCTGGCTGATGGCAACACGGTATATCATTATGTCAAGTTGCCTGAGTACGACATCTCTAAGATTGTCACTGGTCACAAGGCTGTTCACTCCGCTGTTGCTGCTCAGTACCGTCAGTATTTTCCTTCTCTTATTGAAAAGGTTGCTGATGAACTGACCAAGTTCAAGTCTGAAGAAAACCAGAACATCTCTTTCATGGTCAAGGAATTTGAGATGAAGAAACGGGCTGATGAATATGCTCGCACTTCAATCAATAAGACTGGTGTTATTGATGTGAACAAGTTGTTCTCTTACAAGTACAACGAGGATTTGTTTCGTCGCAATAGTGTTGTTCGCACTGGTAAGAACCATGGTTTTGTGATGTTTGTTGACTGGTCTGGTTCAATGTATAACAATCTTGAAAAGACTATGAAGCAGTTGTTCAGTCTTGTCTGGTTCTGTAAGCGTTCTGCGATTCCGTTTGAAGTGTACAGCTTCCGTAATCCTCGCTATGAAGAAGATGCTCAGGCTCTCTACACTCAAGGTGAAGGCATTCTCAAGCCTGGTGCTGAGGTTGTTCTTCGCGAGTTTCTGAACTCTAACATGGCAATTTCCGAAATGAATGCTGCTATGGTCAATCTTCTTTGCTTGGCCAAGAACTGGATTGGTGGTGGTGCAGAACCAATGACTGGCACTCCTCTTCTTGAAGCTATGACGATTGCTCCTGAAATCATCGAAGCATTCCAGAAGAAGAGCCGTGTTCAGATTGTGAACACCATCTTTCTGACTGACGGTGCTGGTGGTTCTTTCCAGACTCCTTATACCACTCACATGGAATATGGTAAGAAGAATGTTGTCATTCTTCAGGATGCCAAGACTGGTAAGAGTTATGAACTGTCTCGTAGTAATCGCGCTGGTCGCTGGATGCCTTATGCAACTCTTCAGAAGGTTCTTCTTCAGCGTATCAAGGATCGCACTGGTTGCAATGTGATTGGCTTCTATTTGGCCGATAGCAGGTTCACTCGTGCTTACCGTGAAGTAACTGGTTCATTCGATACTAACAATGAATCATATAACAAGGCTCGCAAGTCTTGGCGTGATGAAAAGTTCTTCGAAGATAACAGCATTGGTTATGACTCATTCTATGTTGTTGATACCTCTTCTATGAAGAATGATTCTGATGATTTGGAAGTGGATTCTTCGATGACCAAGGCCAAGATTGCTAAGAATTTCGCTAAGTTCAATCTCAGCAAGAAAGTCAATCGTGTGCTTCTGCGAAACTTTATCGAAAAAATCGCTGCATAGGGGTTGACACACTCCCCAAAATTCGGTATGGTACTAACATAAGTTGAGAAAAGAGAGAAAGGTTCTAAACTATGTCTAATCGTGAAAAGTTCTTGTCCGCAGTTAACGCTGAGTTTGGTGATATTGATGTCATCAGTCGTAAGCAGATTGAAGGTGTTCTGGCCAAGACTGGTTTGAATATGCCTCAGTGGTTGACGAATGATAAGAGTCGGCGTGTTGGTCGCGGAGTATATTCTTTGAAGCATCTTCCCAAAACGGAAAGCGTTTCTATTGAGGTTCCTGCGGTTGCCTCTGTTCCTGCTGTTCCTGTCGAAGCTGCTGCTTCTTCTGCTGCTATCGACTTGTATGTTCCAAGTGGTGAAATGTCTTTGATTCCCTTAAAGGCTCAGGGATATGTTCCTTTTGGTCACTTCAATGACTTGCGTTCTATCATTAAGTCTCGTAAGTTCTATCCCGTCTATGTGACTGGTCTTTCTGGTAATGGTAAGACTATGATGGTTGAGCAGATTTGTGCTGCTGAAAAGCGTGAGTTTGTTCGGGCTAACATTACTATTGAAACTGATGAGGATGATCTTCTTGGTGGTTTTCGTCTTGTTGATGGACAGACTGTGTTTCAGCCAGGTCCAGTGACGATTGCGATGGAGCGTGGTGCTTCTCTTCTTCTTGATGAGGTCGATCTTGGCTCTAACAAGTTGATGTGTCTTCAGCCTGTTCTTGAAGGAAAGCCGATTTATCTGAAGAAGATTAACAAGGTCATTCATCCTGCTCCTGGTTTCAATATCATTGCCACTGCAAATACTAAGGGCAAGGGGTCTGATGATGGTCGTTTCATTGGAACCAATGTGATGAATGAAGCGTTTCTTGAGCGATTCGCTATCACTATGGAGCAGGAATATCCATCTCAGGCAACTGAGAAGAAGATTCTCAACAATGTTCTCTCTGCTTCTAACATTGAAGACATTGACTTCACTGAGCGTCTTACTCTTTGGGCTGATAGCATTCGCAAGGCTTTCTATGATGGTGCGGTTGCCGATATTATCTCTACTCGCCGTCTGGTAAATATCTGCGAAGCGTATGTCATCTTTGGTCAGAACCGTCTGAAGGCTCTGGACTTGTGTCTGTCTCGCTTTGATGCCGATACCAAGTCTGCTTTCATCGATCTTTACGAAAAGCTGGATGAAACTGTTAATCAGGAAGAAAATGGTTTTTCTGAAGCAAATACGTCAACTGAAGAAGTTCCCTTCTAAAAGTTGACTATATAGTGTGGCAGGGGTCTTTCTCTTTCTCTCCCCCTGCCACACTTTTATTTTTTTATGGAGATATATTATGGAACTACAAGTCAAAGTCGAAGATTTGCGAAAGAACAAACTCTTCATTGCCACACCAATGTATGGTGGTAACAATCACGGCATGTATATGAAGGCCTGTCTAGACCTTCAAAATATGTGTAACCAATACGGAATTGAATCTCGTTTCTCATTCCTATTCAATGAATCACTAATCACCAGAGCAAGAAACTATCTTGTTGATGAATTTCTTCGTTCTGATTGTACCCACCTATTGTTTATCGACTCAGATATTCACTACAATCCGCAGGATGTTATTGCCCTAATGGCTTTGGACAAGGATGTTATTGGTGGTCCATATCCAAAGAAGTCTATTAACTGGCGCAATGTTTGGAACGCTGCTAAGAGGGCTATTGATACAAATCCAGTGATGAACCCTGGAGACCTAGAGGGCGTTGTCGGTGACTATGTTTTCAATCCAGTTCCTGGCACAAAGTCATTCAAGGTATCTGAGCCGCTTCAGGTTATGGAAATCGGCACTGGTTTTATGATGGTCAAGCGTCATGTGTTTGATAAGTTTCGTGAGGCATATCCAAAGTTCCGCTATAAGCCAGACCACATTGGTCAAGCAAACTTTGATGGCTCTAGATATATCCATGCATACTTTGACACAGTGATTGACAACAATTACACCTTTGACGATGTTCACAAGCTAATGACAAGAGCAGCAGCTGGTGAGGATGTCAAGGAAGAAGCAGCTAGACTTCTAGAGGTTGAAAAGAATGCTTCCCATCGTTATCTATCTGAAGACTATATGTTCTGCCAATATTGGAGACGCATTGGTGGTGAAATTTGGCTATGCCCATGGATGAAGACCCAGCATATCGGTACATATGCCTTCAGTGGAGATATGCAGAGAATCGCAGCACTAACAGGAAATCTATAAGATGAAAGAAATTGACTATCGTTATAATGAAGATGAAGCTATCATGCAACTCCAAGAGTATGTTGATAGCACATATGACCAGCACTATAGCAAGAACAAGTATCAAGCTACAGAATTTATCATCGATGCTGGTCATGGCGAAGGGTTCTGTGTAGGAAATATTATGAAATATGCACAGAGGTATGGGAAGAAGGATGGTTATAATCGTAAAGACATTATGAAAATTTTACATTATGCCATCATTCTTTTACATGTTCATGATAAAAATATGCTTGACAGGACGCATGAAAAGTGATATGGTGGTGAAACCATTTATGATAACGAGGTGAATTATAATGAAGCTATCTGAAAATACAGTGAATGTTCTCAAGAATTTTGCATCCATCAATTCAGGGGTGGTTCTAAAGAAGGGTGCAAAGCAAAAGACAATCTCTCCAGAAAAATCTATTATGGTTGAGGCTGTTCTAGAAGATCAGATGCCAGTTGATTTTGGTGTTTATGATTTGAACCAGTTTCTTGGCAATGCAGTAACTCTGAACTCTCCAGATATGAAGTTCAGTGAAGAGGCTGTTGTCATGGATAATGGTTTATTTCAACTCAACTATTATTCATGCTCTCAGAACCTTATCGTATCTCCTCCAGATAAGGAACTGACGATGGATAGTCCTGATGTGGAGTTTGATTTGAGCCGTGATGCGACCAAGACTCTGCTTCAGCTTGCAGCATTGAACAATCTACCAAATCTATCTGTAATTGGTAAGAATGGTGATGTGAAGCTACAGGTTCATGAAAAGTCTAACGACACATCTAACTTTGCTGCTACAAAGATTGGTAGCAATTCTGGTGATGATTTTGTTGCCACCTTCAAGACAGATAATCTAAAGCTGATTCCTGACGATTATCATGTCAAGATTTCTTTGAAGGGCTTTGCTATCTTCACCAATAAGTCTGGTACTCTTAAGTACTTCATTGCATTGGAGACAAAATAATGCACAAAATACTAATCGCAGCGGTAATAGCTGGAACAATGCTATTGCCAACTCAAGCAGAAGCAGGGCGGCGCGGACATGGTGCTGGTATCGCTCTAGGTGTAATGGGGGCTATTATCGGTGGCGCTATCATTGCAGACCAAATCAATCGTGATAGACATCATCGTAGACATAGATATAATGAACATGATAGATACTATCATGTATCTAGACAGTGTGCTGACCGATGGGGTTGGAACACATGGCGTTGGGAACGCTGTATGAATCGTCGTGGATATTGATAAACAGGAGAAACATATATTATGGCTAACATTGGACACAACAGCGGCGTGACTGTAAACTCTCTTAACGAAAATGACCGCAATCGTCTGAAGAATGCTATTCGTGAAATGAACGATAGCATGACACGGGTTGCAGCTGAACGCGACCTTCAGAAGGAAACTATCAAAACTCTTCATGATGAACTGGGTCTTGATAAGAAGATTGTTCGTCGGATGGCTAGGACTTATTATAATGCAAACTTCAATTCTGAGGTTGAAGATAACAAGTCTTTCGAGGAATTCTATTCTGTTATCATTAACGGGAGCAGAAATAATCCTTGACAATCACTCCTATATGCGATACGATAACCAAAAATAAATAGGAGATAAAATGTCAGAGCAATATCTATGGGTAGAACGGTACAGGCCTCATTCAGTTGAGGCTTGTATCTTACCAAGTCGTTTGAAGTTGGTTTTTCAGGAATATGTGAATAGCCAAAACATTCCAAATCTTCTTCTAACTGGCACTGCGGGTGTTGGTAAGACTACTGTAGCAAAGGCTATGTGTGAAGAGATAGGGCTGAATCATCTGTTCATCAATGGTTCAGAAGAACGTGGCATTGACACTCTAAGAACAAAGATCAAGGGCTATGCGTCTACCATCTCATTGACTGGTGGTCGCAAAGTCATTATTATCGATGAAGCTGACTATCTGACACCTGAAGCACAAGCAGGTTTGCGTGGTGCTATTGAAGAGTTCTCAGAGAACTGTTCATTCATCTTTACCTGCAACTTCAAGAACCGCCTGATTGATGCTATCCATTCTAGGTGTTCAGTCGTTGACTTTCATCTACATAAGAATGAAAAGGCTGAAATGGCCGCTCAACTGTTTAAGAGGTTGGGTAATATTTTAACACAGGAGAATGTCACATATGATAAAAAAGTCTTGGCCAAGATTGTTGAGAGATACTTTCCAGACTTTAGAAGGACTCTCAATGAACTACAGCGTTATTCCTCTTCTGGCTCTATTGACGCTGGTGTTCTTACTCAAATTGACACACTAAGTGATTTTGATACCCTTATCAAATCTCTAAAAGATAAAGACTTTACTGCTATGAGAAAGTGGGTTGCTAATAACTCCGATGCTGATAGCAGCGTAATCTATAGAAAACTTTTTGAAGGCACCAATCAGTTTCTTCAACCGCACAGCATTCCACAATGTGTCGTTATTCTTGGTAAATATCAGTATCAATCAGCATTTGTTGCTGACCAAGAAATCAATCTCTGTGCGTGTTTGACGGAAATGATGGTGAGTTGTGAATACATATGAGCAGATTATTTGATTTAGAAGAAAATGAGGAAGTTAAGGAATGCATGTATTGCAAAGCTACCTTACACATCTCAAATTTTTGGAGACATTCCCACAATAAAGATAATCTGGATAATAGATGCAAAAAATGCATGAATTATCATAGCAGGCTTAGGGACAAATTAAAAAGAACTGCTCCACCTAGACCAAAACATTGTGAGTGTTGTGGTTGTGAACCCGAAAAATGGGCCTTGGACCATGACCATTTAACTGAAGATTTTAGAGGTTGGTTATGTTACGCCTGTAATGTTTCACTTGGAAATTTTGGTGATACCATTGAAGGGCTGATGAAAGCAGTAAACTATCTTAAAAGGTATGAAAAAAGAAAAAAAGAACGCAATGATCCTTCGAAGGGGTTATTTAATTCCTAATAGGAAAACTTGACGATGAGTAAAAATAACAATTTCAATGGATTTGGCTCAAAAAGCTATTATGATATGTTTGGTATGGACCCAAGCGATAGAGCCAAGGCCTTAAATAAAAGAATGTATGCAAGACATAAAGCCGAAAAAGATAGAAAAAAAGAATTTGACAATGAAATGAAAAAGTGGGAAGAAGATGTGCAAAAGCCTTGGCCAATAGTGAGAAAAGATGACTGATCTATTCAAAGAAATCATACCATCCATCCTTCAGACAAAGAAAAATGTTCTTGAAGATGAGACAGACTATGTGCCTTTTGTTGTTAATAAGGCACTTTCTTTCCATTTTGACTGCATAATGTATGCAAATCAGATGAATATGCTACCAAATCTACCTAGAAATCTGCAATATCAGTATCTCATAAATACTGTAAGGGGCTATAAACGCCCATATCGGAAATGGCAAAAGAGAGAAGAAATAGAAAATCTTGGTGCTGTCAAAGAATATTATAACTATTCAAATGACAAAGCAAAAGAGGCTTTGAAAGTTCTATCCGATGCTGATATTAATGAGATAAAAATAAGAACAAGAAAAGGTGGATTGAATGATAAATCTAAGCGAACTAGTGGAGGTGGTACTTGAACACCCAGATGATTTTCTAAAAGTAAGAGAAACGCTATCCAGAATTGGTGTAGCATCAAGAAAAGACAAGACTCTATATCAATCTTGTCATATTCTACACAAACAAGGTAAATATTATATCGTTCACTTCAAGCAGTTGTTTTTGCTTGATGGTAAACCCTCAAACTTTTCAGATGACGATAAAGCCAGACTCAATACAATCGCAAATCTTCTTGATGATTGGAGTCTGGTTGAACTTGTTGATCCAGACAAGAGTGAAGAACCCATTTGCCCAATGAATATGATTAAGATTATTGCCCATAGTGAAAAGAAAGACTGGAATTTAGTAACTAAATATACTATAGGTAGAAAAAATAAGGCAGAGTAACTATGGCACAATATCGTAAGGATTCAAATAGATATCTTGGTGATGGTTCAACTATCTTTGAAACGGTAATGATTGC